ATTTCCCGGAGGATCTGGCATTTGAACGTGCACTCCCCCTCAGGTTTCCCATCTTGAGTGTCCGCACCATGCGCTGTCGTGCATGGATTTCCAACCCACATTTCAAAGCTTGTGAATGAGGAATATCACTAGTAACTTGCATGAATCCAGATATACAGTGTATAGAAAACTTGGAAAATATGCAATTTGTCAACCCTAAGGTTTTACGTCAAAGACCACCTGTCGGCGTGTTGCCTAAATTCCTAGAATCCATCTCTATATCTGCATTAACACAAACACCTTGCTCAAGGGTGTCTACTAGCAAACATCCACAACACAACAATGAACTGATACCTACCATAGTCACAAACAACAAACAAGCCACAATGATACTAATCATCAGGCAAACATAGGAGCTATTTTCTCCGCTAAGATTACACCTGTTTCAACATGCTTCAATACCTTCCCTATGGTCTCCTCAGCCTTACCAATGTTGTACCACCAATCCGTCTTAGCATTGTCCAACTTAGCCACAGTGGATGTTGGTGCAACGGGTGAATGCGCGGTAGAAGAAATGTTAAGATTGAGGCCAGATGCTGATGTGGGTTGCCACTCAACAATATTAACAGTCCGAAGAGTGTATGATGTTGAGGGGGGCAGCCCAAAAGCCACGACTATAATGGCGTTCTGATCACCAACATTCGTCGTGTTAAGGGGGGCAGTGTTGTTAACCTCATAATAATGATCAAGCGCGCCCGGCCGCCACTTCACCTCCAAAGTATCAGACGTCATCTTGGCATGATGCTGGCAGGCCTGAGTTAGCAAGAAATCAGCAGTGTAGGTCCCAGTCGATCCGGTGGTTGCAGGGAAATTTCCAATGGGTATTGACCCCCAGGAAATATTACCTGTAACATTCAAAGGAGCTAAATTGGACCAAACCTGCAAACATGCCCCAAGCGACCGGAGTTGAGCAGCATTGCCAAGGAACGTTGTTCCACCATTTAACACCTGCCCCACTGAATAAGCGGTTGGAGTGCCGGTGGTGGTGAACGTTTGAATAATACTATTGTTATTGGCGGGGAAGATGGCGGCGACAAAGCCTGTTTCGGCGGCACCCAATGACACGGTAAAAAAACTTGCTGGTGCGAGTAATGTACCCTTGAACACCAGGGTAAGAACCATGAACCAAAGGGGCATTGCATGGGTCCGCTAAAGACCTCATCAGACAGGCCTCAGGAACATCACGCATTCCTTGAATGGTGACACCCTTATTGCGTCGCGTAACCTTAGAATTGATTGGGGCAGCACCGGGGTTAGCAGCAGCTTTCACTTTTGCACCCCGACGTCTAAACAGTTTCCTCTTAGCTTGTTTCGCCATTTAACACAATTAAACTTAAACTCTCACAAATAAACAGGGGATATTGGTCTGGTGGTATTAAGGAATCGTAAACTTGAGCAATGCGGGGCTCACTGAACTGCGTCTTACGCAGCCCAATGTAGAACTTTTCAATGGCTATTTGTTCGGTTGGTGATATTCCAAAAGCTCGTTCAAATGACAACCTAGCCTCATTGCTAATATGTGAGGTACCACTACTGCATCCTTTCGTCAACCACATCGTACCACTATGGAGAAAATCTCCGTGGAAGTTGTGTTTCTTCCGCAACGAAGGTGTAGTGCTCAAACTCTCATAAAAACCGTTAAAGACTGGTAATCCTTTTGCCCAAACCTTACCCGCCACACTAGTAGCATGTCGAATATCACGAATGTCATCAACAGTGCGACCGACGTGCACCCCATCAGTGAACAACGCCTTTGATACGTTGCGACACATGGTGTACTGCTCGCCGTTCCAAACTGGATGGCATTGACAGAACTCAATAGCCTCAAGTTCAGTAGCGGGTTTTTCGACTTTCATCGAAAACCCCCTAGCGCGAAACCACTCTTTCAAAGGTGTTTGAAATCCAATGAGATCCTTCCTATCCATGAACACAACACAATCATCACCATCGTTGATCAGCTTGATCTTAATGTTGGTTTGCCTGGCATATTCCCAGACCAAGCCAGTCATTATGAGACAATTACCAAGAGCAGTATTCATGTCACCAGACATGCGCCCACCTCTCTTGGAATAGCTAATACGATGATCGTCGACATAAGCCACTCCAGAATTGAAGAGCTGCTTATTCAACAGAGCACCCAACTGCTTGCGCTGTGATGGGTAGCACTCTTTATATATGGAGTGCTCCCATTCTAACGCGTCAACAGAAACATGCTGATCAAATCGGCTTGCGTCCAGGCCAACGGCAACGGGATCGTCAAATGCCTCCCATTTTGCGCGTATCAATTCTCC